ATGCAAAATGGCTATGTACACTAAAGATTGTGTTATGGATGCTATGCGGGAATACTTTGGTTCTCGTATGACACGAAAGGCACGATATTTGGTAGAAAAGCAATATGCTTGGATGGGTAAATTTATCAAGAATCCAAATTTGTTATTTGGACATATGATCACGTATTATGGCTTGAAAGCTGAAAAAGAACTAGGGATGACACCTGAAGATAAAGCTGAATTACAGGTCATCGGAGCACGCTTGTT